TCTATCCCCGCCGCAGTCAACGCCCACCGAAAACTCATATTCATGAGGCTTCACACTTGACACTCCACAAAAACTGCGGTACAATACCTTCGCCAAAAGAAATTGTTAAAAGCCGCTTTCGTGGGGGCTGGTGTTTTTGTACCCTTTTCCGGTGGGCCTGATATAAAGATACCTCATAATCTTCAAGATTGCAATAGTAAACTTGAAGAAATTTAACTTTCGGCAAATCTGACAAATTTTAGGTTTTGAATATGGATATTGTGCTGGAAAGAATATTAAGCCTTATCCCTAAAGGCAAGAACGGGAAATACGCTCACGGGGCAAAGGTAAAGTTTGCCAAAAGCATAGGATATAATGATGGCTCTATTGTTTCTATGTGGGAGAACGGGGCAAGCGTTTCCTATACAAAGAAACTCCATCAGATTGCCGACATTTACAATGTATCCGTGGAGTGGCTAAAGGGCGAAACGGATGATCCGGGCATAAAAAAAGCGCCCACCGACAAGATCGATGAGCGCATTTTGGATGCCGGTCTGATTAAACGGCTTGTCCTGTTAACCCCGGACGAGTTGCGTCGGGTTGACGATTTTGTTCAAGGGATTTTAGCATCTCGAAAAGCGTAAGTTTCTCATCATAGGTTAGCTGCGCTATGTAAGCGGCGGCTTGCGGTTCTGTCATTTTGCTATCCTCCAGTAAAGTGTTTTCACTTATACGCGCCGGATTGCGGTTTGTTGCCCGGGTATATGCAACAAAAATAGAAAAATAGAAATTTTGTTCTAACCCTCCCCATCCCCGCACCGGATAGGGAGGGTTTGCCTACGCATCGCCTAACGGTTTATCGTCTGCAATGTGAGCATATCAAGATTTTATCGGGCAGTGCAATCCCATAAAGGGGTTTTAATCATTTTTTGCACGGCAAATTCAGGGCACTTATTGCCCACATAGGGGGACTATGCATGAATCCGACACTACGCGACATTTGCAAGGACGCAAAAATCAGGAAGGGAATCACCACGCAAAAGCTATCTGACGAAACCGGAATCTCCATTTCCACCATCAACAATTTCTTCGCCACAGCGTCCAAATCGCCCAGCGTGTACAACGCCGGTGACATTTGTGCTGTACTGGGGGTATCGCTGGATAGATATTTCGGGATCGAAGAAGATGTTCCGGCAGAAAAGCGGCTTGAAGAAATGCAGCAAAACAGAGAAGCGGAGTTAAAGGCGGCACATCTGGAGGGCAATGTGGAAAGCATGGCCCAGACCATCGACCTGCAGCACAAGAGAATCAAATCACAGCAGCGGGTTATATATGTTACCATATCCGCCCTTGTAATTGTTATGCTTCTACTGGCGGTGTATGTGTTTCTCGACTTCAAAACGGCAAATATGGGCCTGATTCGTGGTGGGGTTGCAAGCGTGTTTGCATGGGTGCTTATTGCGGTGCTGATAGCCAGCAGCGCCATTACACTTGCTGTTTTCGTTTCTATGGTTCGCAAATCGAAGGGGTGATACAATGGAAAATTGCATGAAATGCGGGGCAGAGCTTGCCGAAAATGCTATTTACTGCCATTTGTGCGGAAAAAAGCAGGTGGCAGAAAAGCGCAAAGCATTAAAAAGGGCAAACAACACAGGCACAGTATACAAACTGTCAGGCCGCAGAAAAGCCCCGTGGGTGGCCGCAAAGAACAAGGTGGTTATTGGGTACTATGAGCGCAAAACGGGCGCTCTGGACGCTTTGGAGCGGCTAAACGGCAAGAGTTTAACGGATAAATACAACATGACCTTTGCCGAAGTCTTTGATGCGTGGAAAGAGGAGCATTACAAGGAGATCGGCAAGCAGGGGATTGATTCCTATAACACGGCTTACAAGGTATTTGCTCCATTGCATAGCAGAAAGTTCCGTGACCTTCGCACCGCAGACTTTCAGGCCGCACTTGACCCGCACATGAGCAAGAGCCATTCCACCGTGAATAAGTACAAGCAGCTCATAACGCAGATGTCGAACTGGGCCATCCGGGAAGAAATATGCACGACAAATTTTGCTAAGTTTGTGCGCTTGCCGGAAAATGTCAAAAAAGAAAAGGACATCTTCACGGAGGAAGATATCCAAAAATTGGAATCCGACAACAGCGATGCGGCGAAAATTGTCTTGATGCTACTGGCAACGGGTATGCGGATCGGGGAATTGTTTTCCCTACCTCTGGCAGACTATCACGGAGACTATGTTGTAGGCGGCGAAAAGACCGAAGCAGGCAGAAACCGAATTATCCCCATTCGTCCGGAGGGGAAACGGTATTTTGCTTACTTTTCTGCTCGTGCCAACGGCGATTTGCTTTTGTCCGGGTACGATGGGCAAAAAGTCCCAGCAAACTTCCGCAGGCGTGATTTTTACCCGCTCCTTGACAGGCTGGGCATTGTGCGAAAGACCCCGCACGCCACACGACACACATATGCGTCCCGGGCGGTAAAAGAGGGATTGCCCCCGGAAATGCTCCAAAAAATACTCGGACACGCCGATTATTCCACCACCGCAAACATATATACGCACATCGACGCGCAGACACTTGTGGATGCTGTTACTAACACGTTACTAACAAATATAAAGTAAATAAAAAAGAAAAGCCTTGAAACCGTTGAGTTTCAAGGCTTTTTTGGTGCCCCGTTGGGGATTCGAACCCCAGGCACCCTGCGTCCATGGCGTAAGCCGCTTTGCAAAATACAGTATATTGTGATATTAATTCGATATTATACAATTTTTGCTACGGTTTATGCCGTAAAATGTTGCAATATACCGTTTTGTATCGTTTGGGTTACTAACAAATTGCTATCACTTTACCAGTAGGCTCGTCCACAAAATCAACCGCGATACATTGCCTGATAGGTTTTAACCTCTCTCGCTTCTTCGATCTGCCGCTCGTGCAGGTAATCATAAACAGCCTGCATGGATTCGGGCGGCTCTCCTTTTGTTTTTCGGTACTGCTCGATCTGCCGCATTACTTCCCCGTGTAGCAAATCCATGTGGCGCATTTCCTCCGTGGAAAGGTCATAAAACAGCTTTGCAAGGGTGGGGTCGGCGTCTTTGTACTTCAGCGCGCACTTTGCGTACTTCTTTGCATCGCCGATTTCCTCCTCGACCATTTCAGAGAGCTTTTCGATCAGTTTCATGGCGTACCTCAAATGCGCTGTACACGCATGGCGACATTGTTGACGGTGGATGCTGCGCCGGTCAGAACCAGAGACAGAGCAGAGCCAGAAGCGCAGCAAGCCTGCCGCACAAGCGCGGGGAACGCCAGCACTGCAGAATCGCCAGCCGCAGAAGCGGTGGCGGATGCAGTCGCGCCGGGGACAACCACGCCGTCCTTGATGAGCGTGGCGGTGACAGTTCCGGCAGCGGAGGGCGCAGCGGTGACGGAAACATCCACATCATAATAGCCCTTGCCAACGATGTTTACAGCATTCCCGTTCAGGGAAATATCGCAGCCGTAGCGGCGGATCAGACTTCCCAGAGGGATAACGCCATTTACGGTAACTTCCGTAGGGGTCTGCATGGCAGTGTAAATAGCGGATTTGCAAGACATTATAAAATCTCCTTTCAAAATAAAGAGGGCGGGACACCAGCCCCGCCCATAACCCGGCCAAGAGGGGCCTTTCGCTTTTGTCAGATGTTTGCGCCGCAGCAGCTATTGCAGCCGCAGAAGGGGGAATTACCGGCATTGTAGGTGTAGCCGTTGGGATAGCGGACTACGCCATACATCCGGTTATCCATCTCAAGGCTGGCAATGCGGGCAGACTGCTCCGCAATGCGCTGCTCAAGCTGGGACTTCTCCAGAGCCGCAAACTTCGCGTCGATGTTGGCGTTTACGCCGTCAATGGCTCGCTTGGTGTCGCAGCAGCACTGCGCCATCTGGCTCTGGATGCTGTTGCCGGTCTGCATGATGGTCATGTTGGTGCCATTCTGCGCCAAAGCCATCTCCTTGCCCAACTGACCGATGTTGCCCTGCATCTCGTAACCAAGATTGCAGATGCCGTTGCCGATGTTGGTCAGACGGTCGTTGACCTGGCCGAACTGCTGGCCGAATAAGATCTCCTGCTGGCTTGCAGCGGTGGCATACTCCCCGAACTCGCCCTGACGATTCCAGCCATTTCCGCCGAAGCCGAACATGAACAGGAACAGAACTACGATAAGGAACCATCCGGACCCCCAGCCGTTCTCATCATTCGCTCCCCGTGTCACAGCGGCAATATCGCTAAGGGACATACCGTTATCCATGTTGTAAACTCCTTTCAAAAATTTATAAATAAACCGTGTCGACCCGGCTTATTTCAAAAATTGCATGAAGTCCTTTGCTTGTTTCTGCAAATCGGCAAACTGCTCCTTGCTCATTTGCCCGGAGGCCAGCAACCGTTTAATTTCTTGCTGTGCTTTCTGCGGGGTCATGTTGGCAGCAAACCTCCGAAACTCGGACAACATCGCAAGCGGGTTATTCGGCTTTCGGCTTCCGCTTCCCATCAGCATTTGCATCATTGGATTTGCCATTGATTGTGTCCTCCAATCTCTTTACCCGTTCTTCCAGACTACTTACGTCCACAGGCGGTGCGGCCTGATACGGAGAAACCGTATAAGGTGTTACCGTTGCATATCCTGCGCCGTCCGTCTGCTTCATCCATACAATAGGGTCGTTCTCATCCATCAGCAGAATAGAGCTGTTAGGGGCCATCCTGAACGCCTCTGCGCCGTTTCTGCCGTTTACCCTTGTAATTTGACACCCGAACGCTTGCGGCGCTCCTGCGGCGCTCTGCGGGGCATAATTCCCGTATTGGCCGTTATACCCCATCGGCTGATACGGATTCTGATAGTAAGGATTAAATGCCATCAACATACCGTCCTTTCTTTACGAAACAGTTCAGCAAAATATACATATATCCGCAATTCTTCCGGATCGGTGAATAGTTTCAGGATATTTTCCGCCATTTGCTCCGTGTAACCGCAGGCAATAAGCCGGTCATACATTTTGCCACCTTCTTCCTGCCTTTATGATACAAAAAAACAGGCACCAGAAAGTGCCTGAAAAGTGTCAAAAAAAGAAAGCCACCCCGCCAATTAAGGCAGGGTGGCAAATAGCTCCTGTGAAATTTTGTGGTATGCTCTGCATCTGTACCGTTTTACGGTTTCCACGGACATATTCTGATCCATAGCCACCTGAACGCAGCTTTTTCGGCGCACGTCGCAATCTATGACTATCATCTCCTCGGTATTTGGCAGTAAAAACGATTCCACGAGGGCGATAGCTCGTTTCGGTGGCAGATTTGACAAGAGATTTCTTACGGCCTTGTGGTTGCTGTTCATATGCAAAACAATAGCCGTGGAGGTGCGGATGCTTATGCACGGGCGCAAGGTCGGCGCAGTCTTATCCTTTGCGCCCTCCATTCAAACCGGTTTTACTCCTTGAGCAGTGCGCCCCACGTCTTAACGCCGCAGATGCCGTCCGCCGTCAGGCCGTTAGCCACCTGGCAAGCCTTGATTGCCGCGACGGTCGCCGCGCCGCAGATGCCGTCCGCGCCGTAGCTGCCGCAATTGTAGCCCTGCGCGATGAGCGCGCCCTGCATGCTGCGCACCGCGTTGCCGCGGTCGCCGCTACCGATCATAATCGTCTCTACCATGATAGTCTCCTCCTTGGTCGTGTTGTTGGTGGTTGTGTTGTTGGTGGCCGTTTCCGTCTTGCCAGAAATCATCTCGGCAAGTGGGAAATACTTGCCCGGGCAGTCCGTGGTAGATCCGGCGACGTCCTTGTGCCCGATCACCTTGGTGATGCCCCAGCGCCGCTTGATATCGGCCACCAGCGCCTGTCCAGCGGCCAGCTGCGCGGCGGGCATGGTCGGCTCCACCTCATAATTCCCCTCGAAGCAAACACCGATGCTGTGGCTGTTAGCCCCGTAAGCGTGCGCGCCTACGGTATCTTCGGGCCGTCCGCGATAGATCGTGCCGTCCTTGCGCACCAGATAATGGTAGCCGATACCCGCCCAGCCGTTGCCGACGTGCCAGCGGTGGACGTCCTCCGCCGTACACGATGCGGCCGCCGCGTGGTGCAGAATCAGCAGATCCGTCGCGCTGCGCTTGCTGAGCGGCATTGCCCACTTGTAGGTTTTCTCGATGATGTTCATCTTATTCCTCCTCGTTGCCCGCCGGAATCTTGTCCTCCACCGACACCTTCAGGCGCTTAATCAGCGACTGCAAAAATCCCGGCACCGGCGCGCCCAGCGCGGCCACATTCTCCAGAATCGAGATCAGCTCATTGATCACCAGCCAGATCACCACGATAGACGCGATCAGAAAATCCAGCTTCCAATTCAGCCCCATCTGATCCGCACCATACCGCACCAGCCAGTCCAGCACGCAGGCAACCGCGACGATCACCAGATAGCCGACCTTCTTCAGGATGCCGCCGATGCCGACGCGGCTGCTCAACTCACCGGCCTGCCACGCCTTGGCCATGCCCGTGATGTAGTCCAGCACCATCACCGCGACGAGGATGATCGCCGGGATGACGAGCTGCGTGCCGTAGGATGCCAGCGCCCCCAGCGCTGCCGCAAGCACGGCCTTGATTGCGTTTTCTTTCATGATTTACTCCTCTCTGCGCATTGCGCGTGTAAATTAAGCCCGTCAGGGCGTTTGGATGTTTTGGGTCGGTTTAATAGATCGTCCAGCCCTTGGCGATAATCGCGTTTTTCTGTGCGGTTGACATGTTCGCGATGTTCTTGCTACCGAGATACAACTTACCGTTTGTTACTGTGCCGAGCTTGTTCGCGAGATTTTCAAATGTTTTCGCCGACAAATACAAGCGGTTAAGGTACATCGGGGACATATTGTAACCTTCGTCAAAATCGACGGTTGCCCGTCTGCCGGCTGGCGCCGCGTCGATGTGGGATGTGTCGTATATCCAATCTTCGTGACTGATTATGTTTGCACCGGTGTGGTTAAGATACAAACCGCGATAAAATGGGAAGTCGTCCGTTGCAAGGAAATAAAATCTCTTTGATGCTGTGATTTTATACGGCAGTATAAGGGTTTGTGGGGCGTAGATCACCCCGACCAACTGTTCACTTGTGCCGACCTTATGGTTATACAAGCCACCGGCGCAATCGTCATTTCTTTTAACGGTACATTTCTGATCATTGCGCAAATTCACATAACTAAAATAGATGGGTAGATCAGTAATCTCGCAGTATTTTACCCCGTCTGGTATGATTACACTTTGATGTTGATACGCTTCGGTTGCGATGGATGCATCACCGCCTTTTTTTATCGTGATAGTCCCCAACGCATCTTGCATCTCTCCAATCGGCGCATGGGTATACGGGCTGCGGTACACGTTTATATTTTTAATGGCGTCTCTCAAGCTATCAAACGCCAAATCAAGCGGATTACTCACAGCGACTTCACCTCATCTGTAATACTCTGGATAGCTGATTCGATATCTCTCGTATCGACATATTCGATCGGGACTTTCTTCACGTCCACCTTCACAACACTCACTTGTTCAATCGTTTGCTGATTGGTTAAAACGCAAATGCCGTTATAGCTTTCAAACGTTGGACTGTCACCGCCAGCCGAGAAACTAACTTTGCACCCGATCGCTACAAGCCCAGCGTTGCACGAGAAGATTGCACATCCAGCAATTGAAGGATTAATGTAGTCCGTTACATTCTCCATCGTTAAATCATGGATCACGGAGGGAATCTTAACAACAAAATGGCATTCCGAGCCGTCTGAAAGGGTCACGTCGTGCTCGCTCGGAATCAAACATATCCCGTTTTCATCAAATTCGTCCGACGTAACTGTACATAGGACGGTTTCCGTTTTTCCAAACATATTGGAGATTGCCGCAACCACATCGTTGTAGCCGCTCTGCACAATCGCGCTAACGTCCCCGAGATCGTTAATCCGCGCCATGAGCTGATCGTACACGTCGGGTGTGGGATCGGCAGGCGCGCCAGCCGCAGACCGCACGGACGGCAGCGCGCGCAGGATTGCCACGCGCGACGTGCGGATGTCGCCCGCAAACAGGCCGATCTGCACCACACCCGGCACGGTGCAAACGGGCAGCTTGACCATGTCGCCCGCAAACACCTTATCCGTGAACGTGCCGTCCATGTAGATCGTGCGCATGGTCTTGGTGTCGTAGGCGCTCCACTCCTCGTCAAGTGCCCAATGCACCGTGTAGTCGCTGTTGTCGCATACGATGGATTGCGTATCAGACACCGCGACCTTGTGCGCCACCGTGATGTTGATATCAGGCATATTGTTCCCTCCTTACGCTGTGCGTTTCCACGTGTACACAGCCAAATACGGCGGCATGTTGTTGTGTGCCTTGCCCCCGCAGTTGCTGCTTTGCTGCCCCGTGTACTGGTTCGGCTGTCCGTTGCGGTCATATAGCCGAATCGTGTCCGTACCTATGACCGTGCTCTGGCCAGTGTACTGATAGCTGTGCGTATGATCCGGGATCTCTTCCACAGTAAGCGTTACCTCGGATTCACCGCCAATCGTACCGGGGCGATAGATTGTGCCAGCCGCCAGCAGAAACACGTTATTAATGGCTTCCCATGTTCCACCGAACAAATCAGCCGGATCGGTCGATTTTGTGGACTGGTAAATGCTCCCTACCGGGTGCGTCCAGTCGAGCAGCGTCTTTCCGTTCACGGTGATCTGCTGGAAACTTACAGGCATACCGAACTCAAACAAATTCGGCTGTGTGGCGGCTTTTCCTGCCGCACCCCCCGTACCGTCTTTGTAAAAATCCAACAGCGAAAACGTAGATTCCACTCGCACGTCAGATGTAATGGACGTAAAGTAATCCTGCAAGACTACGCGGATAACATACGCGTCATCTGCGGAGATCTCCGGCGCGTCCGTCAGTCGTAGCGTATCGTTATAGCTGATTTCAGCGGTTCCGGTGGAAATCTGCGCAAATTCTGTTTCTGTCTCTTTGCGATACGACAGGGTAATGGTGCGGTCATTCTTTCCGTCGAGCGACGCAATCGTATAGGCCATTGTCAGGGCTACGCGTGTACCGTCATCGTTGTCCGCGCCCGTTGTATCAATACGCTTTGCAGACAGTTCGCTGATTTTCGGCGGACTATACGGTAGTACCGTGATGGTTTTCGCGCTACTTGTAGACCTCCCTCGGGTGTCTGTCACCTTGACTTGTACGGGGACGTCACCGGATGCCGTAATCATGTTCGATGTAATGGAGGTACCGGTATAGAGGATTCCAGCAACTCTTACCTCGCAGGACGCGATAGAGCTGCCATAGATCCCGCTTGCAGTCACATCTACCTTCGCGCTTGACTTGCTTTGTACATACGCGCCAAACTTATCGGCCAGCCCAGCAACCGTTTCTGCGATTGTTACTGCGGAAATTGTGGGGATCATATCGTCAGATACGGTAATCTTTACGGAGGTGGAGATCGTACCGATCTCGGTATTGCCGTTATACGTCGTGCAATGGATTGCGCCGATGCCTACTGCTGCGCGCGGAATCTGTTCGGCCAATGATTTTGGGGGTGTCCAGCTGACAGACTTGGACGATGTTTTCGTCGCAATTACCCCGGACGCTTCGCCAAAGTAATACCGGATCGTGTGTGTAAACGAGGGGCTTGCGGGAGCGAGCGTAATCGTACCAGATTCTCCCATGGTAAGATTCCCGACCACGGCGGTTGTGGCGCGTGGGATCGTGTCGAGCGTCACAGTCTGCGAGATATCTGTGGAGGTTAGGCTTGTACCGCTGATATAGCCTGTTGCAGAAATGGTGACGTTGCGGCTCCCGTCCGCGTTGTGATACACACGCACAGTCACGCTCATCGCAAGCGTCTCCGACTGATATGATACCTCAATATAACGGCTTCCCGCCGTCCACTGACCGTCGATCGTGATACCACCAGACCATGTACCGCTCGTGGTATAACCGCTATTGGATCGGCTGTAATACAGCGTCGCCGTCACGTCGGAATAATTGCCGTCGATGCTCTGCACCGCCGACCACTTGATTGTCGGAAAGATATGCTGGTTGCCGGTCGTGCCGGTAAATGCACCGGATAGAGCCATCAACTCACCACCTTCTTAAAGCTCAGGTTCCCGTTTGCGCGCGGAACAAATGCAAAATTGCCGATCCGTACAGACACGAGGAACTGCGCGTCAGTTACATACAGTCTGCGGTTACTGAAATACGCCACTTCTGACCCAGATTGCAGAAAAGCAATCCGATCATTGTCTACGCGGAGGGTCAACTCGTTGCCATTCTCGCCGATCATCAGCCCGTCCGCTGTAAACCGGAACCACTTATCGTAATCCGACATACGGCTGTTTACACTGTCGCTTAGGTCATCAACCTGATTGCTTACGCGGGAGAGGTCGATCTGAATCTGATCCGCCATGACGCTGAGACGGGAGTTCAGCTGCGCTTCCGCGTCCTCCTTGCTGATTTTCGCGTCGAGTTGGCCATTGATAAGCGTCAAGGACTGTGCCAGACCAGCTACGCTGTCCTGCGAGACAGAGCCTACCGCGAGTGCGGAACCGTTCAGATAGCCATCCATTGTGATTGCGACTTTGCTGATCGTCTTTCCGCCGTCCTCGGAGTAGCCTAGACCACCCATCGACATAATCCACATCTTGGTCGTGTCCGTCACCGTGGGCGTGTCCTTGAGTGTCCAGCCCGTGGGAAAACCGTCCTCGTCATAGGTGATGGCAAAATAGCCGCCCTTCATGCCGATGATCTTCTCCGTCGCGTTCTGGAAGGAATCCATGACCGCGTTATACATACGCTGGAGTTTCTGCGCGGTGGGGCTTTTTACGGCGTAATCCGCATCTTCCACGCCGTAGCACGTCGTATTACAGCTCATGCCGCCGCTGACGTGCAACTCCTGTTCCATCACAAAGACCAACAGGCCGGACACGCCGTCACGATTAACAACGGTCAGGATATCCCCAGCTTCGACGGACGGGTCTCCGCGCCACTTGCATTTGCAAGGTGTCATCGGCTTATTCTTGATAAGATCGAGCACGGCTGTGGCAACCTCTTCGGTCATATACGGGTTAATTGCTGTGATGCCGATGCCAGAGCCTACCGAGATTGGATTTTCTTCTGTGCCGGTCAGCAGGCTATTGATTGTAAACGGCTCGTCGGCGGTACGCTCCAGCCCGTCAAGGTGCTGCACGTCCCACCCGAGCGTCAGGCCGCTGTCTGCATACCAGCAAAACACCAGATTCCCGGTTGCGTCAAACTTCGCATTGCATCCGATCAACCCGGCCAGCCAGCCCAGCTGCTCACGCAGACTGCCGCTATACGCCGTCTCAATCTGGATGTCAGGGAGCGTCACATTGGGTGCCGGCACCTTTGCTTGTGTGCATACGTCTGCGAGGATCTGCGCAGGCGTGGCCGGAAGGGTGATTGCCGGGATATAATCCGCCGTCAGAGACGCCATGCGGTCATAGCCGGTAACAGTTACCCACAGCTTCCCGCTATCCTCCACGCCGTCCGTGGGGACGTAGTATTTGCCCTTCGGTACATACTGCGCTTCACCTCCCACCATGACGCCGACAGATGGCATAAAATACGCGCCGTTCAGCGGAAGATTGTCCTGCTTGTAGAATGTAACCTTGCAACTGGACGAAAACGCCGCACCGATAGTCACGCCGTCCGAGGAGCCGAACTGCTCCGTTACAACGATCTCCTGTATCTCCGATGCTGGTAGGTCTGTCGTACCGTTGAAATTTACCTTGCTGGTGATTTCACGCCCCGGTGCAGAACACGCGGCGTTAAATGCGTCTGTTACAGTATGCATGGCTCACCTCTCGATGAAGTTCATGGACATTTCGCCCCATAACCACGTTCCATCCGCTTCCGGGCGCAAAATGGGCGCAGAACGATCACCCACATAGCAGGTCATCGTTCTATTAGTCCCCGTAAGTGCATCTGGGTATGTAAGTTTGAAAAACGGATCGCTGACGGCTGACAAAAGCGCTGCCATTTTTGCGGCACTCATTGGTAGCCAGGAACACTCAATCTTTCGCTTTACCGCCACGCGGTCCCGGAACAGGTCGCCGTTTTGGTTCCTCCCGCTGCCGTCGCCGTCCAAGTCAGAAATGCTCCATTTTATCTCGGCGGGAGCAGGTAGAACAACGACCGTCCCGGCATTCTTGGTAACTTTCAATACGTCCATTACTGCTCCTTACACCACCAGCGGGCTTGCGCCGGTGGCACGCACCACGGCGTTGTTTTCCTTCACAACAGTGTCAAATATTTTCTTCCCGTTAACGCTGTCCAGCACAATGGTCACATGGGTGCTTCCGGATGCTTGTCCGACTTCCTCGCGAACGATTTGCCGGATCAAATCAGCCGGTGCCTCAATGTTCGTTCCGCGCTTTTGGTCGCCCAAAACCGCCAAAAACTCGCGGTTGGCTGGGATTACGGCGCCCTTGGCCAGACGGGGGATGTGTACATTTCCCCAATTGACCTGTCCAATGTTCACGCCGGGGATCTTGTTCAAGATACCCGTCATGCCATTCACCATATCGCTTACGCCGCCCAGCACCCAGTTTATGCCCCGCTCAACACCCGAGATCAAGCCGTTCATAATGGTTTTCCCGAGGTTCAGCCACCAGGCCGCAGTGAATACGGGGGCGATATAAGAGTTCCAGAATTCTTTGATTTTTTGCCAAACGTACTTGATTTTGCCCAGGATGAAATTCCAATTGGGCGCGATTGCCGCCGCCAAACTAACGCCACCAGCAACCATTAGCCCAATTCCCAACGGGATATTTGCGCCGGTAAATAGCAGTACTGCTCCAAGTGCAAGCAACGCGCCACCGACAATCGCTGTTATCGTTCCAACAGGACCTTGCATTTTCTTACTTATAACATCCCAATTTGGAACAATCGCCGTCGCAAGCCCAACCGCTCCAGCAGCCATAAGCCCAAGCCCAAGAGGGACATTTGCAAAAGTAAACAGCAATGCGCCGCCAAGCACAAGCAACGCGCCGCTCAAAATTGCAGTTACTGCGCCAATAGGCCCTTTCATTGCGTTTTGGATTGCTTCCCAATTAACGGTTGCAGATGTCGCCAAAGATGCAGCGCCAACCAAAAGTAATCCTACTCCGAGCGGAATATTTGCGCCTGAAAGAGCAAGTATGGCGCCAAGTACAAGGAAGGCGGCTCCAACAATACCGGCAATTACATCTATGTTGTCACTTATAAACCCTGTTATGGTATCCCAGTTGACGGCAACAACGGCGGCCAAAGATGCAGCGCCAGCTATAATCATGCCAATTCCAAGCGGGATGTTTGCGCTTGTCATAACAAGGATTATGCCAAGAGCAAGCAAAGCTCCGGCTACAATAGCCACTATAACCGCAAGTGATCCTTGCAAAGTTTCTGCAATAAGACCCCAATTTTCGGAGGCGGCACCATATACCGCCAACGCACCAGCAACCATCAGAGCAATTCCGATCGGTATATTTGCGCCAGAAAAAGTCAACACTGCGCCCAATGCAAGAAGGGCAATTCCGGTAAACAAGGTTGCAACGGCAGTCAATCCGCTGCTGACTGTGCTTGTGAAATCCGGTGCGATTCCACCGCTTGCACTTGCCCCTCCCGAGCTATCGGAATCTCCGTTCATTGTGTTCAGCTCATCGAAAGGTGCCAGATATTTACTGGCTTTCTTCGCGGCAGAACCAACACCATCAATCGCTTTTTGCTGGTCATAAAGGCTTTCAGCCGATTTCTGAGAAGATGCAAGAGTGTTTCCAAACAGTGCAGATAGCAGCCGGGCAGCTGTATTTACCACCGTTGTAAGCACATTTGCGAGTAGCGTAAACGCCGGGATAACGATGTTTACAATCGGCTGGGCCAGTGTACGAAGCGCACCTTTAAGCTTGGCAACCGCCGCCATTGCATCGGTGTTTGTCTGGATCGCCGACCACATATACTCCCTGATTTTGCGCAGTGCTGCTGTAATCAGCGTAAAAACAAACACACGCCTTGCAAGCCCCTTGATTCGGTTTCCAAGCTTTGTGAATCGCTTCCCGGCTTCCTCTGCAGCGGGGGACAACTCTCTTGTGCCATTTTTTGCTCCAGTAAGCTGCCCACTGAGTTCTCCCGCTTTTTTCTTTGCATTGTCAAGCGACACAGCGGTTTTGTTGATTTTTGCATTGATCGTTTCCACCTTTAACGCCGCCGAATCAAACTCTTTCTGCATGGCGTTCACTTGTGCTTGCTGGTTTGTAATCGAGTCGGATGTAAAAAATTCCGCTCCGCTTTTCATATGTTCAAGAGTTGCTTTTGCCGCATCGAGATTTGCGCCGAGCTGTGCCGACTGCTCTACCAGCGGGAGCTTTTCTCTTTCCAGATCATTTAGTTTTTCAGATAAACCAGAGATTTTCCTTGTAAGTGTATTGAGCTCTTTTTTCGCCTGCTTGGAATCAATTTCCGTATTGATGATAATAGATCCATCTGCCATTAAATCACCACCATTTTTTCTTTTACTTGCAAAGGTGCTGTGCGTATGATATAATACGCTAAAATTTTGTTGTTGGGAGGGGCATTACATTTGTCAAAAAAGGAGAAATTGATAAAACGCGCAAAGCTACTTGGAGTGCGAGAGGCACGGGATACGCTCATTTTTACTACAGTAAACTATACGCTATACAGTTTTTGGGTTGAGTACGAAGACGGTTCATCCGATGTAATTGAGTGCGCCCCCATCTCGCCAGGCGAAAGTAAGCGAAAACAACGCGAACAGAAGTTGTTGTTCGATAAACTGATGGATATTGCAAACCAGTCCAAGGATAGTACTTCCGCCGCACCGGAAACGGATACCGCGATGCTGGATACCTTGCAAAAAATCCACGATCTTCACGAATCCGGAGCCTTACCAGATGATGTCTTTGATAAAAAGCGTTCTGAGATTTTGAGGAAACTGTCTGACCCGGAAAACCAGGCGAGCTTCGCTCAAAATGTTACCGTGGTACGAATGGGTGCGAGGAAGTGTGGAGAGTCAAAAACAATATTGATTGTTGATGGGGAACGAAAAGCGTTTGATTTGGATAATATTGTCCAGTTCCACCTGTTGCCAGGAGAACATACCGTTAGGTTTGAGCGAGGAGTTGTTAGGAGCAATGAACTCACATTCCTTGTTACCAAAGGCAGTCAGTACAAAATTAGTTTCACAGCAAAAATGTTCAGCATTGATGCTGACCTGAAAAAGTAAAAATGCGTCCATCCGCCCTCGCAAGAGGGCGGATTTTTATATCCATTGATTGATAACTTTTTCGTCGCTATCCGTGTATTGCCGTTTGAAATCCACAAGATGCTTATTTTGCTTGTAAAATTCCTGGTCTGATTTATCCAGCTTTTGATTTTTGGATTTCTTTTTGCGGATGCTTACCACTTGGGCAAAGGTGCAATCACCTATTTCTTGGTATGCGGCTATAAATGTCCACCAGTGCAGATATTCAAGGGAGCGGATTTCCGTGCCAAGCACGCGATTTATGGGGCTTGCAATCATTGGGAAATCCTGCTGCCAATCCATGAGCTTAGGGCGCTTTTCATCCCGGCATTCTTCCTCGCCGCAATTTATAAAGGATATGCATTGCCGCACCGCGTTCTCGTATTCCGTGTATGGGATATCCTCGTAATCCGGGTAAAACATTTCCATCACTGCCTCTGCTTTATCGGCGCTGTCCAGCTCCGGATCAGAAAGCATTTCCAAAATGTCCAAAATGTCCCGGTAATCAGACCGAATGGCGTATTCCTTCCCGCCCAGATCCACGGATTTTGGCAGGCTGTATCTCATTTGTGGTACTTCTTGGTGTACTTGCTAATGCGCGGGTTGGTAAGCTTCTGTTCCCGGGCATACGCAGTATCCATTTCGTCCACCAGCGCAAAAAGCAAATTTGCCCAAATAGGGAATCCGTTGGCCAGCGCGTAAAGATTCAGCTCACCAAAAAGCGGGGTGCAAATATCAAATCCGAATACTTCTCCGTTGATGATCTCCCGCATTTCCCGGTCCATCTTTTGGCCGATGTCAAAAATTTCCTTTTTATCGGCGTTTTTTTGCACTTCATCCTTATAACCCTCGTTCATTTTGTCGAGTTTTTCAAACGCGGAAAAAAGCCGGCGAGACAGGCCCATATCCAGCGGGTTAAACGCAAATTCACATTCTTTCCCGTCGGTAGTCACAAAAGTTTTAGTGACTACGCCGGTATCAATTTTGATAATATTTTCGCTCATGGTGTCCTCCGATTTATTTGTATATTGCGTGATAATGGGGCGGGAAACCCCGCCCCTATTTTTTACGTTGCGGCAGTAAACTCGATCTTGCCGGTAGTGCTCTTCCCCACGGTTCCCAAAGTGCGGGTCCCGCCGTAGGTAATCTCACTGGCGATGTTTAGTGTACCGCCGCCCTCGCCGCCGATGGAGGTCACGGCAATGGCGCAGGAATCATATCGCTCGGCAAACTTTGCATCGCCGCTGGTGGCGTAAAAGTGACCGATCATCATGTCCTGGTTGGCCAGTGCCTGCGCATCGTGGTCTTTTACGGCCAAATTCCACATTTTCACTGCCGCCGCATCACCAGCATCCAAGGGGATGGGGTCAAAGGTCTGTGTAATAACGGGCTTTTTCATGGTTGTGAATGTGTTCCCCAGCACATCCTGCTTGCTTTCCTGGCCCCAGTCCATTTCCTCGCTGGCGTCCTCCACCCGCTTGCCGATAGCACTCCATACAGGGGACTCGGAGGAACCCGTATTCAGGTATGCGATCAAAAGTTCGCGGTCAATGGTCTGACCTTCCGGTGTTGTAAAAGTCAAATCTGGCATTATGTATTCACCTCGTAATTCATTTTCATTAAGATTTGATGATCTTCGTCGCCGTTTTCATACACAGCGAACAAAGAAGATCGCGTAGTAGGCTCCAGGCTTACAACGCGTTTTCCGGTACCAATGTCGGGGCGCTTGCCGGTCGCCCAATCTCCGATAGCGTTTAACGTTTCATCCGCTGACAGCCGTTTGTCCATGCTATTGCCAGGCTTAACCCGGTAAATGATTTTGAATTGGTATTCCGCTTGGTAGCCACCCAAAACATATCGTTTAACGATATAGGCCGCCTGAATGGTAGAAATGGCCATTGCAGAGGTGTCGGCGGGCAGGAACTCAAATCGTATCAAATCCACCGGCAAATCCGGATATGTGTTCAGCCAAACCAGCAGCTTGCGAGATACCTTGTCTTCTTCCGCTGCCGATACGGCCTTTTTAATCTTTTCCAAATTTCTTCACCGCCTTATCTGCCACCCGAACCCACTTCTCCATGTTCTGCGCTTTGGAAGCGTCAAACCAATGTGCCTGTGCCTGCGGATGCATTGTTGTGTTAAATACAAGATTTCGGTCTGTGACCACCTTGTGCCCGCCTTTGGGCGCGTATGTGCTGCCGGTCACCTGGTCTACCATCACTTTCCCGTAGTACAGGAACCGGGCGTATGGGCCGGGGTAAATAACCTTGTTGCCAACCACCCGCGTCCGCTGCGTCAGAGATCCTGTAAGCGCAGGCACAAATGGGGTGGTGTCTTTCATCACCTGTTTCGCTAAAACGCTTTCAGCGCGGCCACAGGCCCTTGCAAGCTGCTGCTTTACCTCGTCCATGCCGGACACATCAACAGAGAACTTGAGCGACATCTTATGCCCCTCCGACTTCCCAATGCTGCATATCCACGCTGCCAAAATCTTTCTCGTCCACTTTGGTCACGTTGTAGCAGCCGTCCTGTTCCATAGCCACGTCCTCTTTGTCGGTGACAAACTCTCCTTTTACAAAGAACGTCAGCCCGCCATTACCGTTCACAAACAGCGTCCACAGCCCGGACTTGTCGGCCGCCGCAAGAAACGCCTGCGGGGGCGCGTAAGTTTTGATCTTGCCTGTCGCGCCGTCCACTGCTTCCACAGAAAACGGGATGTACAGGTTTACTGCGTCCGCGCTCTCAAGTCCGCTTTCTCGGACGTTTACCGCCTTGCTGGCCTGTAGCATAACCCCGCGCAGGATGGTCACATACAGCTTTGTGATTTCCTTAAAAGTCGCCGGGTCAGTCTCCTGCACGGCGTTGTAGACCGTTATAGTGTGGGGCGCGTACAACCACAGCACCCCCCTCCCCGATACAGCAGGCCGGTATGCGCCAGATACTCGTTACAGGTCGCCGCCAGCAGTTTCTTCGCACCGTCCGTAGCGCTTAGTGCGGACGCGGCAGCTTCGCCTCCGCTGGCCAGTGTGCGAGAATACCCGCCTACCGTTTCACTTTTCACATCATCGACGGTAAGCGCCGCCGTCAGCTTGGTTGCGGCAAGTTGCTGCGCAGTCTCGATCAATTGATACTTGTCCACCAATGCGCAGCAACACATCTTTACAGCGTCCATATCAGCGTTATCTTTCGCCCGGTTTTGGGTGTAGTAATCGAGGAAGGAGCTGGCCCGGACAGCCAGACGCGGATAATCTTCCTCGCTCACAGAACCCATATAGATTCCGGCGTAGTATGTATAATCAGCGTATGTCATACGGGTCAGCTCCTTTCAGATCAGCCGCCGGTCTTGGGGGACAGAACGATGTTGTCCAGCACAGCGGCCTTGAGGGTGTTCTTCAGCACCACGCCTGCCACCAGCTCGACCTCGCCGGTCTTTACGGCACCGGGGGCGTTCATGTCAGGCATATAGCTGGAAATGACGCTGTTCCCGGTGGGGGAAATGCCGTGGAAGCCGTCCAGACCGATACTCACCGCGTAAATGCTGGTGGTGCCGTCGGCGGAAGCGGTAGCGGCAGAAGTGCCGATAACGTCCACAGAGGACGTGCCGTTGTAGTACTTGCCCATGTCCATCAGGGGGATGCCGGCAAAGGTCTCCACCACCTGGCCAAAGTCGTTCTTTGTACGCTCGTAGTAACCGGCACGGCGTGCGCAGGAACGGACCTTCATCAGCATATCACTGTTCATCATCAGCATGGTGGTGTCACCGTCGATGGTGTGCACCAGCTGATCCAGCTGGTCAATAAACGCGTTGGCGTTGCTATCCAGCAGAGCAGAGGTGGACAGGTTGATGCCGGAGGACAGCTCCGTAGAAGTGCCGGACAGCAGCTTCTTCAGACCGTCAAAAGTGCCGGTCACATAACCAGCACCGGTAGCGGCGGAGGTGCCGTTGATGACCAGGTTATGGAAGTAGTTGCTGGTCGCCTTGATCTTCTGCTGCGCCTGAAACGCCAGTTCGTCAACAGCACCGGAGGTGTTCTGCAGAACACGGTCAACGGAGAAGGAACCGCCCATGATGATGGCCTTTGCGGTCTTCTCAACGCGCTTAGCTTCGTTGGCGGTGTACTCGCTGTTGATCGCACGAACAGCAGCGGTAGAGGGGGTGTTCAGCTGAATGTAGCCGTAGGTCAGGGTGGAACCACCAGTGCCCGGAGAGATGGCGTTATCAAACACCAGTCTGTCCAGAAGCAGAGAACTGCGGCGAAATTCGTCGACGATCATCTGGTCGACCTTGTCGGCCATGCCGACCTTAGCTTCAGCAAGAGTAATAGCCATGTGTCATTGTCTCCTTTACTTGTCGTATTTTTCGTGGAGCGCACCCAGCAAAGACGTGGGCTTTGTTTCACGAGTGCCGCCCTCAAGCGAACCCTGCGTGTCAACACGAGCGCCAGCCTTTACAAATGCGCTGGGGTCCTCGGACTTTGCATTTTCCAGGTACTTGTCGAACCCGTCCAAAGCGCCGTCCTTCATTTCGAGCTTGCTGTCTCCGATACCCGCGCGGAAAGCCTTTTCCGCAGACTTGGAGGAAAACTTCACACCGCTGTCGGCAATCGCCTTGTCAATGGCGGTCTGATAATCCCGCTGTGCGAGCTGTGCTTTGTACGCTTCGGTTTCCTTGTCGTACTTGCCTTGCAGCTCATCCAGCTTTTCTTGGATTTTGGCAGCGTCACCGCTGGTCTTTTTCAGTTCCGCGATGTCCTTATCCCGGTCTGCGACCTGCTGCTCCAGCGCGTCCTTGTCCGCCTTTGCGTCTTCTGCGGCTTTCTTGTGCTTCTCGATGTCCTTGCCGTTCATGGCAAAAACCTTGTCCGCCTGCTCTTCCGTCAGGCCGATGTTCAACAGCTCTTCTTTCTTCATGTTCAACTCCTTACGGGATAGGCTTTTTAGGTCGTTGCCGTGACCGCCCCGCCTGCACTTTTAGGCTTGCAGATAGCCAATTTTTGTATAAAATCCGCAGTCGCGGCTTTTATCGCTTACAACGCGCCCACCTGCTCCCACGCCCTGTGGATTTTCGGACCTTGCCACGCAAACCAATCCACAAGTTCTTCGTTCTTGCACCACGCGCCATCAAAAACCAGCCCACTATCGGTAAGTCCGCTTTCACTAAGAAACGCGTGAACGATTTCATGGCGCAAAGTCTGCAATTGCGCGATTTCCGCTGTTTTCTGCGGCTCGTGCTCCCATCCCTTGTAGGTGGTCATATCGCAAACAACGATTTGTTTTTGCAGATGGTCACAATAGCCATCAATGCCCCTGCGCTCAAACGCCTCGTCGTCGGTATATTTCTTTATAATAATTTCGTAATCGGTGCCTAAGATGCCAACTTTCATGCTATCCTCCAATGTAAAAGAGCCAACCGGCTACAAAACATAGTCAGTTGGCTCTTCGTGCCACTTCCACGCGCTCAATTGCGCTGTGGGCGTTATTTACTTTTCAGCTCTTCTGCCTTAATGATCTGGGCTTTTACGCTGCCGTCTTTCATGCGTTTCAGCTGCACCCGAAGTCCAGCCGCAAGCGCATGTTCAATGGCGGATTTTAGCTTTTCATCGATCATATGATCACCTCATTCATCACCGTTGACAACATACCACTTGCACTTTTCGCAAACCTCGTTTGCCTTGCTCGCGTCAAACGGTTCTCTTAGCCATTTTGCATCCATTTCGTTTTCTCGGACTTCCTGCACCTCTACGCATTCCGACCAAATTGTCTCCCTGCCATAAAGAGGGCATTCGTGCTTTGCAATAGGACTTCTTGCCATCTTACTTTCCCTCCAAATAATTTCGGTATTTCTTGCGGAGCTTTTCCGGCACAGCTGTTACGATTTCTTTCTTTGTGTTAAGCATAACATATCCGTTGTCTGCAAGGAATTTAATTGTTTGCCGGTCTGTCTGATACAGCGTCAATTTGCTGTTATCAATTATACCCTGCGCGGCTTCCAAATTCAAGCCGCTTCTGTCCGACCTTGTTTCAAGATTGTCCCAAAAATGTTGTTTTGCTCCGGCGATTTTTGGCGTTCCTACATCAATAACGTACTGTCGCTCGGAAAATTTATCTTTGATTTTCCATCTGCCCTCGTATTCCTTTAAGGGGGCGAAACGTTTGTCGTCCGTAAGCTCTCCGGTATATAGCACTTTCAGTCTTTCTGGTTGCTCCGACAGCCCAGCCGCCTTGCTGAACGCCTTGTATTTGGCATTTAAGCGCCGCAGCTTAATGTTTGCGGTTGTGGCATCTCCGGTTAGCCCTGCGGCCTCATATGCGTTTTTAAGCCGCTTTTGCTTGCGTATGGTGCGCTCTATGCGGCGCTGCATCTGCGTGGCCTCATATGCAGTGTATTTCTTGCCGTCGTACTCGCAGCCAAGTCCGTCATCAATGTGCTGTAATTGCTCGTCTGTATAGGTGCGCTCCGACACGCCCTCCACCCAGGGATAGCGCCTATGGCGGCAGTTTGCACCCTCCAGCCCGTCCACAGCGCCCAGGCCGCAAGCATCGTATATGCTTGGGTAAATATCGCCGGTGCGTATGCTGTAAACCTTGCCCTGCCAATCTTTATGCGATGACCACGGGGACGGGCCGGGTACATCACGCGCCCCGGCGTGGGCGGACACCTCATAATACGGGGTTTCTAAGTATTCCGCCGATTGCTCGGTATATTTGGCACAAAGCTGGGAAACGCCTGTCATTACCGCCCTGCGGGCCGCCACATCGATAGAATCATGGTGGCCGCTATCATAGTCAACTACCTTTAAGCCGCTGTCTGCAAGCTGCTTTACCGCCATCTTGATGGCCTGATTGTAGTTGATCGCGCCGCTCTGCACCTGCATCGCCGCATTGTCAAGCGCCCATTGGTAAGCTTTGGCTGGGGGCAGCATAGTGCGCCCGTTGTCCACCAAAAAGCCCATAGACCGGGTTATGTTGCGCAAGTCCCGTTTGGTCTGCTGGTATATGGCCCAGGTGTCCTCGATGCTTACCAGCGTTTCCGGCTGAGTGATATGCGCAAGGTCAATGACGTTGTTGTAATACTGCTGATTGCGTTCCACAACATCATCAAGCAGCTTGTTTAGTTTTTTCTCGCTTATGCCGGTAGTCTGGCGTATGGCTTTCTCAATCTCTTTCAAGTCGATGCCGTGTGACCGTAGCGCCTTGATGTCCTGCACCGTTACCTCGTTCAGTTCATCCGCAGCTTTCAGTCGGGAGCAGATTTCTTCCAGCAGCGTGATTTCAAGCGCACGGAACAGCTCTGCCAGTTCTTCCGGCAGCACATCCAAAACAGGAGGGGAGAATGGGTATTTCGGCACTGCCCGTCACCTCACTCCACTTCGTTCTGTTGCTCTGTAGTCATGTCCTGCATCTTCGGCAGCGCCGCCTTTGCGGTCGCCTCGTCCTCGTTCATCCACCGCATGCGGAACTCCCAATCGTTCATGATACCCGCCTGCAAGAGCTGCATATCGCGGGAAAATTCGGTCTGCTTGTCCTCAATGATGGAATCGTCAAAGTCGATGGAGATTTCCACATCTTCATCCAGCCCGGCGTTCATGGCCGTGTTGCCCAGCCGCAGAAGAATGCGGCACAGCTCCACGAGCGCCTGCTCGAGCACAATCTCATGCTTTTTGATCGTGCGGAACATGGTAGAGTTTTCGCTGATGACCTGTGTGGCAGTTGCTACGCTGCCACCGTCAAAGCGGTAATAGGTTTCACCGAAGCCGCACTTGCTGGACAAAATGTTGAGCTGATCCTGAATGCCGGTGTTGTGCTCCGCCGTCCGCAGCGTCATGTCAATGGGAGTTACAACTGCGCCGCCTTCTGTATCTTCCGGCATAACGTAAAACACCACATCGTCAGGGTCAAAAGCAGGGGTGCCGTCAAGATACTGCGCCGCAGACGGCTTGACCATGATGCGCTTTTTCCCGAGCTTGAACTCGTTAACGTAGCTGTCGTATGCAATATCCACGCCCTGCAATACGTCAATAGCATTGGCGTAGATTGCGATACCGGTCGGCAGCAGATAGTTGATGTTGTTTGCGATGTTAGGCCGGTCAATGACAAACTGCCGCTTGTCGCTCCCTGTGTGCACCACAGCCGGGATATTTTCAAATCCCTTGACATTAACAAGCTGTTCATCAGCCAGTTGCTCATTGTTATACCGATAGATGCGGTTCTCAATGACATAGTTGCCGTTGTCCTCACGCCGGTGTATCTGCAAGTACAGATAATCTTTACCGCCCCGCGTGACTTCGGAAGAAAACGCGCACTCGCTGATATATCCATTCTGCCAGGACAGTGGGTAAATGTTCTCAATGGTCACATAGTCCAGCACGATACCGGATGCGTTGCCTGGTACAATATCCCCGCTTTCGCTGACCTCCTGCCCAATGACGCGGGGAACATAGGCCACAGTGCCCAGCGCGGACTTTAACTCCTGCATTTCGTTCGCCTTGACGGTGAAGTTGTTTTCCGTCAGCACCAGGTCAATAAAGTCCTGCTCTTTCTGCCCCTCAAGCGTGATTTGGACTTTCTCGTTCATCAATAGATTGGCCCAATCCTCGCACAGCTTTTTCCCCATGCCAAGGGAGTAGCGCCTACACTTCACCTGTCGCTCACCGTTCTGCACAGTGTAGTTGTGGAAGCCTTTAACGTCGCCCTGATACCAGCTTTTCCACTCGTACACTTTGCTGTAGAAACTGTCGGGGATGGTGGTATAGCCCAGTTCATTCAGTTTGATGATAACCGCGTTACTCATGCAATAACTCCCATCCGACGGGAAATGCGCTCAACGGCGTACCGGGTGGCATCTATCAAGTGGTTATTCTCATCCGGGTAGCCGCTGATTATATCTCCGTCTTTGTTTCGGTCGTATTCGTAATTCACGAACTCGTTGTATGCGTTTGGCGTGCGTTTTCGGTCAATGACGATCTTGCGCCGCTGCAACCACTTCATACCATAGTCAACAGAGCCGGGGCCTTTGACCGCCGCCTTTGCTGGCAGGCCCATAGCGCGGTAGTCCGCTACGCTTTTAGGCTCTGCGCTGTCGCAGGTAATATATGCGTCTTTATATCCACGCTGAATGATGATGTTGCCGCTTGCCTCGTTGGTGAGCTTGTTCTGGTATATCTCGTCCATCAGGTAAATAGTTTCCCTCGCACGGTCGTAGTGCAAACGGATAAAAGCAAAGGGGTCAGGAAACCAACCGTAGTCCACGCCTTGGTAGATGTGGTCGAAATGCGATATTTCCTCGTCAGTGATCTCCCGCAGCTCCAGGTTGTCAAACACGTTGCCGCCCGTGCCCACTGGAATGCCTAAATACTCATGCTGGTACGCTCTCTCGTCCGTTGCCTTGAGATGTTCCGCCTCCGCTAAAAACTGCTCGCCCAGCCACTCCGGCGGTGCTTGCAGATACGTTGACTTGTGGCACAGCCGGTCTGCGCGTTCCTCCAAACTGTCCTTGTTCGCCCAGTTGTCGCGGCTGATCGGCGGGTTGTAGCTTTCAAAGTTCCAATACTTTGAGCCGCCGCGCATTGTGGACTGCAGAATGTTTCGGATTTCCGCCCTGCCGGAAAACTGGTCTTTCTCTTCAAAGTGCGTCACGGCAATATAGCCAAACGGCACCTTGATGGACTTGATCTTCATGGGATCGTCAGCGCCCCGGAACATGATCTTCTGCCCGGTAGGCTTGTAGATTAGCTCCATCGGGGAAACTTTGGCTTCCCAGTACGCCGCCATGCCCAGCTCACCGATTGCCCAGATATACTGCGCGTACACGCTGTCGCGGATGGTGTTTGCCACCTTACGCAGCACCAGCGCGTGTGTGCACGGATTGTTTATCAGCAGCAGGGGGACAAGTACAGACACCGTGGAGGACTTCAGTGATCCGCGCCCACCGCTGAAATCGTAATGCGTGTGCCCATGATGGAATACATCGTGGGCCACATCGTAAAAAGCCGAGCCGATTTTTTCTGACAAGAGAATATCAGACATCAATAACCACCTTGACGGAATCCGTGCTTATTTTTGTCTCGCTCACTTCACGCCAACCGAAATTGCAGCCAAGCGAGAATTTCGCGCCGTTCGCACCGTCTTTGTCGTAGAGCCGAGATTCGGCGTATTCTTCACATCTGGACTTTGCGCGCGTAACCGTGTCCGCAAACTCTGGCCTTGCTTGATAATCCAGCAACGCTTGTCTTCCCGTAAATCCAAGCGCCAATGCAAGCCCTGTGATTGTCGGGGGCTTTGCATTGATGATAATCGGCATGCCGTACTTATCACGCACGGCACAGCCGTCATCTCCGACAAACAACTCACCTTCGCACTCTTTGAAGTAAGCGTCAATGGCTTTCTGCATCGCGCTTACGCTTTTCCATTTTCTCGGCGCTCCGCCAGCCATACGCTCACTTCCAATCCAAATAATTTGTTTTTATTTCCCTGTATCTTTAACACCGTAGCAATACTCATACCACATCAACGGCGTTTCTTTTTGCTGTTCTGCGTAGAGTGTGTCAAACATCTTCGCAATATCTTCAATAGCGTCGCCATACTCTTTGTGCAAATGTGTTTTGAATTTCGTAATGAGCCGCATATTGATTTTCATGATCCTATCTATTTCGTCGGCGGAATACGTTATCTTGTTGATAATGTCCTTGTGGTCGTCGTTCATTCTCCGTCTCCCTCTTGCATCTCTCGATCTACGGACACCAGGCTCTGGAAGCAATGAAAGTCGTCACAATACCCACAGGTGGCGGCAATGTCCTGATGCTCTTTGTCCTTGTGGAGTTTGCAGCCAACAGGCCCAGTAGTTACACGCTTACCGTCAACTACTACTGTACCGTGTTTGACGTGGGTGCAGAAGTCACAGCATGGTGTGCAGTCTTTACCGCAGAGAATCATTTGCCGTCCTCCAAAATCCCGCTGATTGTGTCAGCATTCGCCTTGATGATATCCATCACGATGTCGGACTGGATATTGTGCGCAAAAACGGCCTTGTCCGCCGCGTCTGCATTATAATAGCCGGTGAACACCGTGCCGTCTGCTTTTGTCGCTGCAAAGCAAATACAGCAAGGGTCAATCCCTGCGATAGTTGCTATGCTTTCTTCAAGCCATTTGGCGTATGGCTGCTTTGTAATATCGTCCACGCCATCCTCCTCTTTTGCTACCAGCCCCCACCCCTTGGCTACAGTAACAGTCTTTCCCCTCCCATGCGGCCTTCTGGAAGCTCTCAAACATGGGTTACACAGTTATTTCGGCGCCACACTGCGCCGCGCTTTTTCACAGGTTCCGGCATTGCGCTCTGTTTGAATTTGCTTACACAGCGGCCTAATCATACGATTGCCGCCACCACGCCACATCCATTGAACGCCTCGGCACTCGCACAGGTTGTCGCAATGCCGGTATCCCACGGAACTTTTCAGCCCTGCGCCGGTATGTCGGTCGCATCCGTTTCTTTATCCATAGGCCGGAGCCAGCCAAATAATTATTATTCGACCTGCCGCTTTCATACAGCGCACAGGCAAGACCACTTTCGCAGACTTACGCTCCGTGCGGCTGCGAGGCAAGATGTCACGCCTATGGCACGGACAGTTGGGAATTGAACCCACCACACACGGTTTTGGAGACCGCGTCGCCACCTTGGTACATGTGCCCGCATATTGAGCTTTTTGGCTCGCTGGAATTTTTTGAAGTAAGCAGACTATTTGGGACGCATCCCTTGCAGCGGTCTGCCAGCGCATAGCCGCACTTCCGGGCAGGCGATATGCCATTTGCCCACGGTAGCGGCTCTCCGCTTTTGGAGCGGAATTGCAGTCCTGCCTGCTTTAGCGCTTCGGCGGAACGCCGCCGTCACTCGCTGTGGTCTCCCCTTACGGGGTACCTATTCCGCATATGTCCCCTCTGGGTCACATCGTTGAGAGGTGCGAGGGGCTCTGTTGTTGCCGTGTGGGAGGAGCGACCTCCCGCCCCGGATCGTGTGGTGCAACGAGCGCACGGCATATAACAACAGCCCATAGGTCTCCCTACAGGCTGTTTGTGCCGGTATGACCTTTCGGTGCCAGAAGGTGCGCCCAATACCGGCGGCGCATAGAAGGGAGGAAAAGTGATGATTGGGAAATCGCGTGGATGACCATGTCCTATCATCCACTGTACATATTGTAGCACATCATTAGGTGGAATTTGTGCCAACTTTCTCTGCAAAACCACAATATATGGCTATGTCATAGAGAAATTGCTCTTTCCGGCGGCTGAATGTCCGCTCACTTATCCCCGGCACGATAATCTTGTTGCGAGAATACTTATGCTTGCCCTGACAGTTGCGCATGATCCCCTGTGTAAGCTGTTTACGGATGCTCTCACTCTCCAAATCCCGCCCGCAGCGGTCTATGGCGTATTCTACAGCCCGCATTTTCTTGGTTTCCGCCCAGTTTTCTATGTCCGCAAGCTGTTCCGCCTTGCCCTCTGCTGGCCTACCAATGCCGGGGGAGTGGGGCATACCGTCCGCACTCTTGCTGCCGTATAGAATCTCGTTCCGCGCATCGTTGTATGCCTTTACCCTCCGGGGATAGCCTCTGACATAGGCGATGCACTCAAGGCGCACATCTGCAGGAAGTGTGTATTTCTTGCTCATACGTCACTCCCTCCTTAACAGTCCCAAGTGATATCCATAAGGTTTCGCATCTTTTTCAACAAGAGTGGTCACGCCCTCGTTGCTCGCGTCTGCAGCGTACACGAGTATACTTGTTCCTAATATCTGCACCGGGAAAAATAAATCTCGCGGCATGCCGCGCATAGGGCGGGTGAGCGTGATCTTCGCACATTCTGCGAAGATAGACAGGGAATCGGAGATCGGTTCAATCTTCATATCCGCGTATATAGTTTCTCCAAATTCCGGTATATAGCACGGAACATTCCTGATTTTCATTTCATAAAACCCCATTGATTCCCCCTAATCCCCGAACACTACATTATGCTCCTCTGCGAGCACCTGTTTGATGTCCTTGCGTTTAATCCTGCCATCGTTGATCTCTTCCGCAAGTGCTACAATGCACTCGTACAGATAGCTGATCGACATGGTATCGTGCGCATCTGCCGTCTGCTCTTTGATGTGCCAACCGCACTTGTCGAGCAGCACCATTGCCACGTTGCCCATAGTATCTTGAGTGCCGTGCAACTTGCCCAGCATGTAAGCCTGTTTCGGGTTATTTGGCAGCGGTCTCCCGTTAACTTTCATCGCTGTCACCGTCCATCTTTGCGCCGCAGTTGGGGCAGAATTTCGTGTGTTCTGTCACATAAATACACGGGTTTGTGTGACAGACTGAACATTCCCAGTAATGCCCCGCCCCGATGTGCCTTAGAATCCAATCTCCATGCACCACCGGCGCAACGTCGGCGGCGGAAATATCCGCAAGCAGCCGCTTTGCGTCTGTCAACGTAGTGTTTGGCCCGATGACCTGCAACGCGGTTAGTTTGGCAATCGCCGTTCCCCGGTTAATGTACTCAGCCATTCACTCCACCTCCTTCCCCCAGAACTCCTTACGGCAGTCCATGCACATCATTCCCGTTGCGCATGTATCTTCCGGCGTTCTGTATTGTATGGGGTTCATCATGCATGGCAAAATAGTCAGCACGCCGCGTTCGTCAAGCCTTGCCGCGGGCCATCGCTTCAAAAACTCGCTCTGCCGAGTCTTGCGATGCTCCTCCGCCCACTTCTCCACGAGTTTTACAATCTTCTGCATTTGATCGACTGCCCCGAAATCTCTCGGGAACTCCGGCGTAAAGCCGCAAAATTCGTTCGCATCGCATGTGCTGCAAGGCCCTGCATTTTCGCACATCCGCTTCGCTTCGCTCAAAAACTTCATCGCATCCATGTTTATTCCCCCTTTTCCAGCATGTCCGCCGCCGCCCGCAGATCATCCGGCAGCATAATCGGAACCTCGTAGATCTTCGCCTCGGCCCACTCCGCGTATTCGCGCAGCATCGCGATAAGCCCCTCCCGCGTCGGCTTTTCAGCGATCGCGTCAGCCATTGCGCCCATAAACGTGCGGTCGTCAGTCAGCATCATTCCGCCCTCCTAAAAGATCCATCTGCCCACTGATAATGCCATCCTCCATCCCCCAGTGCCACCATGACATGATATCTCCCTTTGCGGCCTGCTTTGGGTGCTTATCAAGATAGTGCTGCAGCGCCCGCATATACGCCTTCTGATATTTAGGCCAGATCGCAAACTCCCGGTTTCTGGACGCGCCGCCCATCGGACAGCCTACGCACCCCACGCGGTTAAATCCCATGTCGTAGCAGGGGTTATAAGCAAGGTTCTCGCCCCGGATAAACTCCCACACATCGGTATTTGTCCAATGGATGATCGGGTTTACGACCGTCCTGCCCCGCACTTTGCACGCAGAGATAAACTTGTCGTCGTGCTCGATGGGGCTGCGGCGCACATCGTCATCAAACAGTTCCGCCGCGTTTTCTGCGCTGATCCTGTAGCCGTCCGCCTTGGTCTTCCCGAGCGCCTCAAGCTCCCCTCGAGACGCTCGCTGCGAACTCTCGTCGGCGCGAACGCCTGTCGCGATAGCCCGGTTTGCCCCGCCCGTCTCCTTGAGCACCGCGCAGCAAAATCGCCGCAACCTTGTCGGCAAGCCCTTATCGCCGATCAGCTTCCACATGCTCGTCCGCTCGCCCTTGTACGTTGGCATGTTTACATAGCACTTCACGCCCGCCAGCTCCAACTCGTGCATCTGCTGGCGCACATACCGCACGGTTTCCGGCGCATCCGCCGTCGTGTGCGAGTGCTGTACCTCGTAAGGGATTCCCGCGCGCCTTGCAAGCTCCAGCAGCACAAGGCTGTCTTTGCCGCCGGAATTGCAGATAAGCAGTGGCTGCTTGTAGTAGTGCAGGCTCATGCGGCTTCCGAGCTGCAAAAGGTTGATTGCCTGCTGTTCTTTATCCATTTTTACTCCCCTCACACTGCCACACAGTCCATCAACTGTGCCATTGTCGTTATGGTCACGCCGCACCACTCCGGCAGGTTTGCGCGCACCAGCGCAGACGCCACGGGCGGGCATACGGCGTTGCCGCAACGCGCCACCTGTTTTGTACGTCCGTATTCGTGTCCCTGATAATCGCGATCGATGATGTAATCGGGCGGGAAACCCATAGCGTTGTACAGCTCGCGGGGTGACAACATCCGCAGCCCGATATCCGCAATGTAGTACAGTGCGCCGCCGATCTCCAGCAGAAGCACCTCGTCCTCCGCCAGCGTGTAGCCGCAGAACTCGTTCAGCAGGTCGCGGATCAACGGCCAGTATCCCAGCTCGTCGCCGCCGTGCATCTTCGCCAGATACGCCTCGCACGCGGCGAACTCCCCGGCGCTGGTGGTCACGGTCTGCATCGGCTCATCTGCCCCATGCCCTAGGTTGTCGCCCTTAAACTTCACCACATGGGCCGCCACCACCGCCTCACGGTCGTGACTGGTAACGGTGTGCATAGGCTCTCGCACGTCCAACGGTCTTCCGCCGGTGTAATACTCCACCAGATTGGCGCAGGTCAGGCCGTATCGGTTGGAGGCGTCCACCGTGTTGATGGGCGTACCCAGCCCGGATGCCCGGACGCTCTCCGTCTGCTCTGTGTGATACTGGATCAGCGCGGGAGCCAGAAGCGGCTTCCCCGGTACAATAAACGGCTTTCCGCTCCTGATGGTGAACTTGTCCACTCCCCGGATGATCCGCCGCATGGTGTTCTTCGCCAGCGGGCGAACCGCTTTCAGTCCGTATTTGTCCATGATCTCCGACTTGGATGCAAATACCGACGGGCAGGGCAGCGACCAGTCGATGATCTCCGATGCACAGCGCCACTTGGGCAGTCCATCCGCGCCGGTCTTGCTGTAGGTGGGCTTCGGCCAGACAATGGGCTTTCCGTCACAGCGGGCGATCATGTAAAACCGCTTGCGGGAGGTAGGCGCTCCGAAATCCGCCGCCACCAATTCCCGGAACTCCACTGTGTAGCCCAGCGCTTCAAGCTGGCTGATAAACTTGCGGAAGGTCGTACCGGCCAGTTTCTTCACAGGCTTGCCCTTCCGTACCGGCCCCCACGTCTGGAACTCCTCCACATTCTCCAGAATGACGACGCGTGGACGTACCGTTGCAGCCCACCGCAGGGTGATCCACGCAAGGCCGCGAATCTTACGGTCTACCAATGCCGCGCCCTTGGCCTTGGAAAAGTGCTTGCAATCCGGCGAGAACCACGCCAGCCCCACAGGCCGCCCCCGGCACACGGCCTTTGGGTCTACGTCCCACACAGACGCTTGCAGATGCTCCGTGTAGGGGTGGTTTGTCTTGTGCATCAGGATCGCCGCCGGGTCGTGGTTTATGGCGATTGCCACCCGCCTAGCCGTTGCAATCTCAATGCCTGTTGACGCGCCTCCGCCGCCCGCGAAGTTGTCCACGATAATCTCATCAACGAGGGATTCTTGGGCGTAGATCATGTCGCTTCCCCCATCATGTCAAACAAGGAGATTCCATCTGTCGCCTGACTGCCAAATTCTGCGATTTTCTCCGCCTGCGCGCAGTTTTCAGCGGCAAGCCGGAAATAACTGGCTTTAAGCTCCACGCCAATATGTCTGCGTCCCATCAAAATGGACTGGTATCCGGTGGAGCCAATGCCGTCGAAGGGATCCATCACAATGTCCCCGGGATTACTCCACAGTTCCACGCACCGCTCGATTACTGGAAGCTGCAACGGGCAGATGTGCCGTTCGTCCTTTTCTTCCTTCGCCGCTTTGCGGTTGAGTGTGTCGCTCTGATTGATGTCCCACCATGTGGGGGATGCGTATTCCTCCCAGATCGGGGACGCTACCTGTTGCCACTTGGATACAGGATAAGTGCTGTCCGTGTGAGAAACTCTCTCCGGATTGTCTCCAGGCTTGCGGAATGTCACGACATAGTCCGGGATGCCCATCCGGCTCATACAGGAGTCTTTCTTTATCTGTTTATGCAGTAGCCCCAGAGCCTTGGTTCGCTGCATAGCTGTCACGGGATTCTTCCAAATGCACACTTCGCTATGGTAAATAAATCCCAGCGACTGCATCCAGCGGATCACATCGCCCCGGAAATCCCGGATGCCGATATATCCGTCCCGCTCCTTGCTGGTAGGGATGTTCATGCAGTGGATGCTTACATTCCGCCCCGGCATCATTACGCGATACCATTCGCGCCCTAAGTACATGTACTGTTCGGCGAACTCTTCATAGCTCCGGCAGTTGCCCATATCCCGATCGCTGTTGGAGTATGTATACAAACTGGCAAACGGGATAGAGGTCACAGAATAGTGGATGCTGTTGTCGGGAATCCCTTTCAGCACCTCGCAACTGTCTCCGTTATAAACCGCATATCTGCGGCCAATGGCCTGGTCTAACACGTTCATGCGCTTATCACCCATTCCGGAACAATCATCGTGATTTGCGGGTTGTACGGAATCACGATTCTTTCTTGCTCCCGAATGTCCTTTCTCAAAATCTCCTTGGTGTACTTCACCATGTTTTGTTTCATGTCTGTGGACTGTTGTTCTTTGCGCTCCACATTGGCCTTTACCGCACCCTCTGCCGCCGATGTGACAATGTGGACGTTTACGGGCCGCTCCTGCCCAAATCGGTAACACCGCCGGATTGCCTGATACATCTGCTCGTAGCTGTCGGACAGGCCCACAAAGATCATATTGTGGCACTGCTGCCAGTTCATCCCGAATCCTGCAATGGACGGTTTTGTTACCAATACGCGCAGGGCACCATTTGCAAAGCGGATCAGCGCATCTTCCTTCGCCTCCGGTTTATCGCTGCCGCGTACCTCCTCGCTGTTGGTGATAATTTCGGCCAGCAGCTCGCTTTCTGCGTTCAGGTCGCACCAGCACACCCACTGCTCATCTGGATCTTGCGCGATGATCTCCGCCGCCTTTTCACATCGTTCCCGCAGACTGGCCCGCCGCGCATCCCTCCGCTCCGTGAGCGTTTTCGCAATCTCTCTGCCAAACAAGCTATACTCGCCATCGGCTTTTACTTCCACGATATGCTCCACCATGTTCAGGGGTGGGAGTATATACCCATCATTTGGGTATCCCAAATCACCCGGGCAAGTCAGCACCACAGCCCAGGTTGACACCCACTCCCAAAAACGCGCTTCTGCGTGGCCCTTGAGCCGCCATTTGCTGGTGTCGCTGCCGTCGTGGATGAAGTAAGTCGCCAGCATCTCTGTGCGGCTCATAATGCCGAGGAACTCCACTTGATTTCCAAGCTCCATATAATCATTGGGTGAAGGGGTAGCCGTGCAGGAAAGCCGGTAAGGCGTGTCCCTGAACATCTCAATGATTTGGTTCCGCATCTTGCCGGTGTAATTCTTCAGGATGCTGGATTCGTCCAACACCACGCCCGCAAAGGTACTCCCATCAAAGTGCTGCAGCATCTCGTAGTTCGTGATGTTGATCCCCGGCATCACATCATCCTGCGTCCGGCAAATTGCCGCGGAATACCCGAACTTCTGCGCCTCTCGCAGCGTCTGCGCACCAACCGTCAGGGGGGCCACGATCAGCACAGGCATCCCCTCGCGTCTTGCCACCTGATCAGCAAATTCCAGCTGCTGGATGGTTTTCCCGTTTCCGCACTCCTCGAACAAAGCCGCGCGGCCCTTCCGCAGTGCCCACCGGGTAATGTCCTTCTGCCACTCGAACATGTGTTGATTCATGGACGACCTGTCCACCTCGAACCCGCAGGGCGGCGGGATGTGCTGCTTGCTGGCAAGAAATTCTTCGTATCTCACCATTCAACCACGATCCTTCCGCATTCCGGTGCAGAAACCCGGAGAAACACCGCCAGCTCTGAAAGGTCGGAATAACTGAACTCCATGCGCGCATGCTCCAGCACAAGCCGTTTCGGCCCCCCAGCAGGGGTCTCATCTTTCGCGGTTTCGGCCAATCCCTCGGCCTTTTCCTCGGCGTGCGCCCACTCCGCGAGTTTTCTCTGCCACATTTCCAGATTTCTGCCGCCACGGCGGAACGGCGCGCCGCACCTCTCGGCGCTATCTCGGATGGTCTGATCGCTTGCGCCCATTTCCTCTGCCAACCATTTGGCCGAGCCGCCAAATGACTGCATATTCCGGTAGAATTCCCGTTTCAGGTCATCCGGCATTTGCTTGAATTCGCACCACGGCATGGGCCGTGAGATGTTGTAGCTTTTCACTTCTCCGTTTTTCTCCTTTCGCTGTTTGGCAGCCAGAAGATCGCTCGGCAGCGTACACCCGCCGCGCTTCCGACTGATATGCGCAAATGCACCTCGCGCAATGCGCTTTTTCTGCATGCAATCGTAATCGAAATCATTCATACGGGCTGATCGTCACCTCCGTGCGGGGATTGTCCTTGTCGTATAGCACGCGGCTCCCGTCGTGCGATACGATGATCTGGCTGTTATCGTCAGCCAGCACACCTGCGGCAACGAGCGCATCGTCCACGGATTCCAGCAGATTTGTCAGATCTACGCGACGTCGGGACGGCATGTAGAACAGACACCGAACCTCGCACGGTGTGTCGATCGGCTTGTGTACTCCGGCGGAGATCGCAGCGCGCTTGCAATGCCAGACGGCCTGTGCTTCGTACTGCCGATACTCCGCAGACGGCATGACAAACGGTTTCCCGGTTTTGCTGGATCGCATGATCTGCTGGTGGTTTTTCTTCGTCACTGGTGTGATCGGAATCGTGATCTGAATCGCCATATTCACCACCTCATGTACTTGTCAAGATCCGATTGTGTCGCTTCATGGATCTGTGTTTGCTCGCCGGGGAGGTCATCCTCCCATCGCCCCTGATTGAGCCACGTGGACGGGTTAGGGATATACCTACCGCCATCTTTCAGCCAATCATTGCTCTGCTTCTGCTTTTCGACGGCGGCAATGAGCATTTCGACGGGAACCTTGACTTTGCCGAACGCCTTGCGAGCATCGCCCTTACCAACTTTGCGTGGATACGCTGCCCAAAACGTGTCAAACGCGCTTGCGCGGGTTGGATTCGGATTAAGATTCGGATTGGATTGGATTGGATTAAGGCCGCAAGTTGCGGCGGTTTGCGGCAAGTTGCCGCGAGTTGCCGCAATCTGCGGCGAGTTGCCGCAGATTGCGGCGGTTTGCGGCGGATCGGCATCCTCCGGCCCCGGGAATTTAGGTTTGCAGTCTCGAATCCGCTGATGCTCATTCCAGCCCGGTAGCCAGTAGATCAACTTCCCGCCTACAGTGTAGAGGGAAATCAGTCCTACGGTCGCCAGTGCGTCGAGGGCGTCAGTAATATTCTTTGCTGTTACCTGATCTCGAAGCGGAAATATATGCCCCTTGATGATTGCGGGGCGGGCATCTCCTCGCCCCGCATCATCCGCCTGCGTAATTAGTCCAATCCATAGCCGGAATTCAAAATCCTTCAGAGCTGCGATCTTCTCGTTCGTGCAGATGCTTTCCTTAATGATTCTGTTCGGCATGGCACACCTCAGAACGGGAAATCCAGATCATCTTCAATCTCATCGAAGTCGGATGCATCCACGTTTACGGCGTGCACTGCGGGCTGCGCGTCCTGCGGCTTGCTGTCACCGAAATAGATGCTGTCGGCGATAACCTCCGCGCTGCGGCGCTTGTTGCCGTTGTTGTCCTGCCAGTCGCGAATCTGCAGCCGACCGGACGCAATAGCCATACGCCCCTTTGTGAAATACTTTGCGGCGAACTCCGCCGTATTGCGCCACGCGACCACGTCGATGAAGTCCGTCTCCTTGTCGCCGGACTGGGACTTAAAGTCTCGATCGACGGCCATCGTGAAGCTGGTAACGGGTGTCCCGCTCTGCGTCCTGCGCAACTCGGGATCTCTCGTGAGTCGGCCCATGATGGTAATACGATTCAGGCTCATTCTGCCACCTCCAGCCGCTCCGCGAACTGCGCCAGCTCCACGGCTTTAAAGTATACTCGCGGGTTCCCTTTGGCGATCTGATACCCCTGCAGCAGGCCATACCGCCGCAAATCATCCAGCGTATCGAGGCTGATGCTCAGCATCTTTGCCGCATCAGTTCTCGTATAGAGGATCTTCTCCATTGTTACCTCCTAAATAAGATTTCCCGAATTCCTGGATAAAGCGCTCTTCACTCCATCCCTGCTCCCTCATACATTTGAGCTGCCCGTATCTCCGCAATCGGCGCATCTGTGCGCCGCTGCGGTGCACGGACGATGGGCCGAAGATGTGGCATCTATTGTGGCACAGGTACACCACAAGTCCGTATTTTTCACTTTTGCGGCGGTATGATCCGCCAAATACGTGATGCACGTCCAAAGGATCCTCCGCCCCGTTTCGCCCACACAGGAAACATCTACAGTTCTCCGGTTTTTGCACCATATCCCTCCGTTCCGTCAGATACGAATTCTGGGCAGTATCGGATTTCGAAACTATGCATGATCTTGCCGCTATCCCCAGATTTACGCGTTGGCACAGCCCGCCAGCCGTCAACTGGCTTGGGTTCTTTTTGCATCCAACTGCACCCGCCCGCATAATTGCGACAGTGCCAGCATGGCTGCGTCGGTAGGCGCGTATATGCGTAAGATCTGCTCATGCGCCACCTCCCATCGGCTGTGCCGCGCCCCATCTGGATTTCAGCGCATCCAACTGCCACGGGGTCATCGTCTCGATACCCTGTGCCTTGCAATCAAATACAACAAGGTCGATCAAGCGAGACATCTGCGCGGCATCGTAGTCGCTGGAGGATATATAGGATTTGACGTTGTGGTATCGGGGGATATTCCGACACGGCCCCATATCCTCGGTAAGCCTGCCAATATGCCCGGCGCACCACACTCGATCCCACGCGGCAATCCGATCTTCCCGGACGGGGACAATCTCACAGTTTCCTCCGACATCCTTGATGTACTCCCGGTACAGTTCATTTGGTGGGACGCGCACTTTCGCAGATAGCTGGTTGATAAGCTCCCACATGTAGCGGTTCGCATCAAGGCTTCTGCCCTTGCCCTTGAGCTGCAAGGTATACTCTTTGTCTGGATTCACTTCGTCGCACACGGACATGGCGGATGCGGGGGACTGCACCCGCAGGCACAACCACACCCCCTCGAGATCTTGGTACCACCGTGCGCCGCCCTTTTTGATAGCCACCTGAATCATCCTGTGACTTCAGCTCTCTGCACGGAGTTAATGCATTTGGCACAGAGCGTCTGCCCGTACATCCGATTGGAGTATTCGCGCAGATCTTTCACGCTCCAAACGCTTCCGTCGGATTTTTTCGCGGGGCGAATCGGCGTATTGCAGCCGTCGCAGATAACGGGTTCCTCCTGCGGCTTGCTCCGCCCAGATGTAGCTTGTCCGGATTTTGCGCGACCGCCGAAGCTGTAGACCGTATTCCCGTTGGATGTGATCGTCAGAGCGACAATACGCTCCGATGCATCATATTCAATGGACGCCACGTCAAATCGGTCATTACATGTCCATCTCCCGCCCCGGTCTTGCTTGAGTTTGGCGCAGTTCGCGGCGGGAACCCACACAAACGGGGCGCTGTAAAGCTCTCGACCAATGCCGTGCTTGAACCCTGCTCGCTTGAAAGCATCGCTCGCACGGCCTTTCTCGGCTTCTGTGTTGCTCTCCGTCCCGGCGTCCCACTTCCAGACAAGGCCGTTACCGTAATCTACGCCAAGGCCGCCGTAGAGCACGCCGTCGACCAGCTTAAAGTCGTTCTCCCACTTGTCTGCGCCTACTGTCTCGTCCAGCAGATCAGCATCCGTTCGTGCTGTTTTGTAGAGTAGCAAACTCACGCCTTTTTCTGTGCATCGCTGCACCCGGCACTCGATCTCATCCGGTCGCAGCAGCCTAAATCTCTTCACTCTCTTGTACCTCCTCAAATTCTTCATCTGTAAAAGTCAGCGGGCAGTCATATCCGATTGTCTTAGTGTCCAACAGGTATTCACCCGTGCGGCGGCACTGCCGCCGTGCATAGGTTTCTAACATCGGGCATAGATCGCAGCAGATATGCCCGTCCGGGAACCAGATCGTAGCCGTGGCCTTGATGTATTTGCTAACGCCGCTACTCATTTGCCACCTCATCCCCGATAAAACGCCCGCGAAGCATCGCCTCGTCCAGCGTGTCGCCCTCAATCTGCTCCGTGATCCAGCGCAGCTCCTCCAGTGTGTAGCCGTCTCTAAGATGCCCCAGAAACCGCCCCCTCGCGCTCAGCGCGCACTTGCGGCAGATCCGGTCGTCTTTGTTCTTCCACCCGTGGCACACCGGGCAGTCGTCCGCCTCGTACTCGTAGCTGTTCCCGACCTCCTCGCCGCAGTGCGGACACCGGATAATCGTCCCGTCCCCGTACTCCTCGGATTCGTCCGCAACCTCGTCCCACTCCGAAAATACGCTCTGGCAGTTGTCGCAGATGTACATTGCACCCTCCCTTATATGTCCACCCATGTATACCGGGTGTTCTTTGCCTGTCCGCACATGGCCCGCGTAATGGCCTTGCGCACCGTCTGATACGACTTGCCGATCATCTCCGCCAGCTCCCGTATCGTGTCCGCCTGCGCGATCGGCAGGCGGTACTTGTCCTTCGTCACGAGCTGGTAAACCCTCATGTCGTGCCCTCGTGCTCCTGCGCCGGGAGACAGGACTTCTGCCGCCAGCGCCGGACGGTTGACTTGCTCCGCCCGATCTCGCGCCCGATCTCCGCGTCGCTCTTGCCCTGTGCGTATAGCACGCGCATCTGTTCGCAGAGCGCCGCCGCCTTGCGCTTGTATTCGGCGCGATCGGTCTGCATGGCCTTCCCGATCGGCTCGCTGACCCGCCGGGGCTTGCGCTTCTTCTTCGGATCCATCGGATCATATGCCGCGCAGTGCGGCCCGCGCCACGGCCCGTCCGGGAAGTCCTTGAGTTTCACGCGCGGCCAGTTCATCGTCGCGTAGTCGCACCTGTGATAGTTGTAGCCCATCAGCATCGCGTTATAGCGGCATGTCCTGCACTTGTCGTCGCCCTTCTTCATCGCAGTTCCTCCGGCGGCTCAGGCATCGGCATCCAATATCTGTTGGTGAGGATGGACAAATCAATGACCTCCCCGAAATCGGAGTAGTCTCTACAGTTAAAACGCTGATGCCTCGCCGAAAAACACATTTCAGTTACACTGCCCCATTTCGTGACCACCAGATACCGCCCGGATTTCTTCGGCAGCGCGTCCTCCACGGAGATCCAGCCCGCCTTCGGCTCCACCTTCCGGCGGCTCTTGATGAACTTCATCGCCGCCCCTCCATTCTGCTGATCGCACGGACGATCCCGGCGGCCAGCGCCGCCGCGCCCAGATAAGTGATGATCCATTCCATCATTTTCCCGCCTCTACGATCTCGCCCCCACGAAGCGTGTACCATGTGTCTGGCTTGATGGTTTCGCCGTCAACTTTGGCCATTGCGGCATTGATGATGTTCCCGTCATCGCCATACTCGGATACCACGATCCATGTCCCGGCCTTTCCGCGTGCGCAGCTATTCTCACCCCACGCAACGGCAATGCACTGATCACCTTCCGCCGATGCCGTGCCCCTCGTGCCGGATGCAGTGGCTGTGCCCCTCGTGCCGGACACCGCCGCATTGCCCCTCCATCCGGACGCCGCCGCATTGCCACTCCATCCGGACGCCGCCGCATTGCCCCTCTCGCCGGACGCCGCCGCATTGCCACTCCATCCGGACGCCGCCGCATTGCCACTCACACCGGACGCCGCCGCATTGCCACTCACACCGGACGCCGCCGCATTGCCCCTCTCGCCGGACGCCGCCGCATTGCCACTCACACCGGACGCCGCCGCATTGCCACTCCATCCGGACGCATATTTCTCGGTTGCGTCCTCGCAACGCTCCATTACAAACCGCACACCGGCGTTGATAACGCCTTTCAGCCCGATTTCTGCGCCAATCTTGATATGTTTGCCGCAAACCTTGCTGTCATAGCTGCTACGCTGTCCGTTGTCCTCAATCTCCACCTCGCAGTACCGGCTATCGCCAGGTCTATAGTAGCGTAGCGTGTCCAGCGGGTTCTCGCAGGCGTGGGGTCCGCAATTGCACAGCTCTGCGGTTTCCTCCGTGTACTCGCCGCCGACCTCGTACTGAAAGCCTCGGCACCTCAAATTTTTATCAAATCCCTTGCACGCTTTCATCTCGATTTCCTCCCAATTTACTATTTGCTGGGTCTATCCAGCTTGTCCAACAGCTTCACAAACCAATAGCTGACCGTAGCCACGCCGATGATGACCAGCGTCAATGTGTAACCGTCCATGTTTACTCCTCCCGCTCCGCAATCCACTTGTCCAGCAGCCTGGCGAAAATCTGAAACACCCGCCGCTTGCCTCCGTTGATGCACACGCCAAATGGATAAACGCCCTGCTCCAGGCCGTTCGACAGCGTGTCTTGCGAAATGCTCAGTCCATGCGCCCGAAGGTGATCCATGCACTCTTGCATTGTCATCGTCTTAATCATCGTTCCTCCTTATTCGCTGCCCGGATAGCTTCCGCAGCAGCCTTGATCTCGTCCTCCGACACGCCGTACAGCTTCGCCATCTTCTTGTAGTACTTCCGTGCCGGTGCCCAGTCTCCGTATTCCCAGTGTCTTACGCAGGACTGGTCAACAAACAGTTTCTTCCCGACCTGCACGCAGGAAAGATTTGCTCTATCCCGCATTTCTCTCAATGTCAAATTGTCTTCCCTCCTTATATGTGAGATTTCATTGACTGCGGCGGGGAAATGTGGTACTCTCCTAATAGCCCGTGTGGCAAAATCAAAGGAGGTGGCATTTTGACCAAACTTTTGACCTTGCCCGTTCCAGACCGTGGGGACACGGCGTGATGCAAATGGGCTTTGCGGAACCCATCCCGCAAAAGTGAGCGGCACTCCCAAAGAAGCACGGCTGTTTCATCGTGTACCTCTCGTAGAACCGGCAAGCGTCCACGCAGTGAAGCGTGTAAAAAAACGCAGCTTGCAACTGTCGGGTCATGCAGTGAAGCAGGTATCAAACTCACGCCGACGGTGCGGAAGGTTGCAAGGGTGTTCTGGTGAACAAATTTGGGGGAATACCGTCTGCGGAAACAGCCCGCAGGCGGTTTTTCTATCCCCTCCGCAGTCAACGCCCACCGAAAACTCATATTCATGAGGCTTCACACTTGACACT